GTTTATGGTGAAATAATTACAGGAAGTGTTGTAATAAGTGCAGCGATTGACACTAATCAGGTAGAAGCATGACTGACGAAACTAAACTTATTAAAGGTTCTGGTGGAGGTCCACCTGCCCCACCCCCACCTCCTTATCGTGCTCCTGATACTTTACATAGTAGAAGTTTTGCTACTATTCAAGATTTAATTTCTGAAGGAGAGATAGAAGGGTTTGCCAGTGCTTCAAAAGAAGGTCTTACAAAAGGAACAACCGCATACGATAATGCAAGTTTAAAAGATGTATTTCTTGATGACACTCCAATACTTCAATCAAGTGCGACAAGTGCTAGTCCTGCTGATGCAGAGTTTAATTTTCAAGATGTAACTTTTAAATCTAAGTTTGGAACGTCAAACCAAACTGCAATGAGTGGGATTCCTGCTGAAAGCAGATCACCTACAGGTGTTGCTGTGACTGTGACTACCTCTGCTCCTGTTACCAGACAGATTACAAATACAGATGTTGATGCTGTAATTGTTACTTTAACTTGGCCTCAAATACAGGTAGCTGAAGATGACGGAGATTTAAGAGGAGATACTGTTGAATATAAAATACAAATTCAACATGATTCTGGTGGTTATGTAGATAAAATAAGTACTTCTGTTAGTGGTAGAACTGCTGATGCTTATGCCAGAGATCACAGAATAGAATTAACAACTGGATTTACAACAGTAGATATAAGAGTTGTTCGTGTAACAGCAGATAGTACAGAATCTAATAGAGTCAATGCTTTTCAATTTACTAGCTTTCAAGAAGTTATAGATAATAGTTCAACTTATGCCAACAGTGCTTATGTTGCTCTTCGCTTAGACAGTAAACAATTTAATCGTATTCCTACAAGAAAATATCGTATTAGAGGAGTAAAAGTAAGAATCCCAGGAGCAGGTGCTTCTAGTTCTGGTACTCCTACTGTTGATAATGCAACTGGCAGAATAGTTTATCCAAGTGGTTATATTTTTAATGGGGTAATGGGTGCTGCTGTTTATACAAACTGTCCAGCAATGTGTTTACTTGATCTTTTGACTAACACTAGATATGGATTAGGAGATCATGTTACTGATAGTAATTTAGATTTATTCAGTTTTGTAGCTGCAAGTAAGTATGCAAATACAGAAGTTGATGACGGAACAGGATCAGGTGCAAAGGAAGCTAGATTCAGTTGTAATGTAAATATTCAAAGTCCCAAAGAAGCATTTGCAGCAATAAATGATCTAGCTGGTGTAATGAGATGTATGCCAATATGGTCTGCTGGTTCTGTAACTATATCTCAGGATAAAGAAACCACAGCAAGCTATTTATTTAACCTAGCCAATGTAGGGGAAGGAGGTTTTGCTTACTCAGGAAGTAGCTTAAAAACTAGACACAGTGTTGTTTCTGTTAGTTACTTCAACATGGATTCTAAAGAAGTAGATTTTGAGGTCATAGAAGATAGCACCGCTATAAGTAAGCTAGGCACAATCGTTAAGCAAGTGAAAGCATTTGCGTGTACCTCCCGTAATCAGGCTGCCAGACTTGGAAGAGCAATACTTTTTGCCGAGCAAAATGAATCAGAAATTATTACTTTTAACACCTCAATAGATGCTGGAGTTATTGTCAGACCTGGTTCTATTATTGAAATAAACGATCCAGTAAGAGCAGGAGCTAGAAGAGGTGGTCGTGTGGTAGCTGCAACAACTACAACTATCACTATTGATGCTTTAGAACAAACAGGTTTACCAGTATTAAATGATAATCCAACAATTAGCGTAATTCTTTCTGATGGAACGGTAGAAACAGGTGTTATATCAGATATGTCAGAAGCAGTGATTACTGTTAATAGCGTTACAAAACCTGATGGTACGACTGCATCTGCTTTTACTTCCGCACCAAACGTAAATGCTCCTTATTTAATATCCAGCACAACTCTACAGACTCAATTATTTAGAGTAATCCAAGTAGAAGAGCAAGATGATATTAATTATGTAGTAACGGCTTTATCTTATGTTGAGGGTAAATATGCCTTTATCGAGGACAATACTGCATTACCAGTAAGAAATATATCTTTATTAAATACACCTGCAACTCCTCCAAGTAACCTTACAGTCACAGAACAGACAGTTGTTATAAATAGTATTGCCAGAAGTAAATTAATTGTAGATTGGCAACCTTTAGTTGGTGTTACTCAATATCTTGTTAATTACAAATTAGAGAATGGTAACTTTATTTCACAGATTGTATTTAGCAGTGATTTTGAGTTATTAGATACTGTCAAAGGTACTTATACAATCCAGGTATTTTCATATAACGCAAGAGGAGAAATATCTGCAAATTCAACAACTACAACATTTGTAGCTCAAGGAAAAACTGCTGTACCAGGGAATGTTCAAAATTTAACTATCGAACCAATAAATGAACAGTTTGTAAGATTAAGATTTCAACAAGCTACTGCTATAGACGTTCTTCATGGTGGTCGAGTATATGTTAGGCACTCCAATCAAACTGGAAGTAACGCTACTTTCCAATCTTCCCAAGATATAATTGAATCTGTAGCTGGTAACAGTACAGAAGTCATAGCTCCTGCCCTTGAAGGAACTTACCTTTTAAAGTTCCAAGATGATGGTGGTAGATTTAGTGCTGTTGAAGCAAAAACAACTCTTTCTCTTGTTAACCTTTTAGATTCTGTTGTTGTAGAAACTGACAGAGAAGACACAGATGGAACTCCTTATAACGGAGCTAAATCAAATGTTGTATATGATTCATCTCTTGGTGGATTAAAACTTATAGATCCAACAGCAAATGCTACTGGTACTTATGATTTTGTAGATACTTTAGATCTTGGCAACACATTTTCTCTTACTTTAAAAAGACATTTTCAAGGAGAGGGTTTTTATGTTGGAGATCAGTTCGACAATAGAACAGATAATATAGATACCTGGACAGATTTTGATGGAACAGTTGCTAATGAAGCCAACGCAAAAATAGCTGTACGAACCACAACAGATAATCCAAGTGGATCACCTACTTATACAGATTTTAATGATTTTGCTAATGGTACTTTTAGAGCCAGAGGATTTCAATTCAGAATTAGTTTAGATACCACAGATACAGCACAGAATATGAATTTACAACAAGCAGGATATACAGCAACAATGCAGTCAAGAACAGAACAATCATCTGTTATAGCATCTGGAGCAGGAGCAAAAGCAGTTACATTTACAGCACCATTTTTTGTTGGAACATCTGCACTTGGCAATCTAAATAGTTTTTTACCAGCAGTTAGTATATCAGCACAGAATATGGCATCAGGAGATTATTTTGAATTAAATAGTGTATCTGGAACTGGCTTTACAGTTCACTTTAAAAACTCAAGTAATGCTAGTATTGATAGGAACTTTACCTACAGTGCTGTTGGTTTCGGCAAAGGAGGGTAACATGGAGAAAAATAGTATTTAATCGTGGCTGACGTTACAAATTACACCATTGAAAATGCTTCTGGGGCGAATGTAAGAATCGACCTCAATAATGTTTTTGCTGCAATTCAATCAAGTAATTCTAAATCTTCTGATTTGGCTACAAGTCAATGCGTAGCTGGTATGCCTTTTTTAAATACCACTACAAATATTTTAAAGATAAGAAATTCAAGCAATGGTGCTTTTACAGAAATAGGAAATATAGATCAGGCTAATTTAGGTTTATTGTCTAAAGCTGGCGGTACTATGACAGGTCCGTTGTTAATAGATGATTCCAGTAGTGCCTCAACTCCAGCCTTAAGTTTCGATGGAGATACAGATTTAGGTTTGTTTAGGAAATCTGCCAATGTAATGGGATTTTCTTCTAGTGGCACAGAGCAAATGATATTTGATGCTAATGGATTAACGCTCCAAGCACAGAATGATCTAAGGTTCGCTGATTCTGATAGTAGTCATTATGTAGCATTTCAAGCACCAGCCACAGTATCTTCTAGTCTTACCTGGACATTACCTTCTGCTGACGCTGCTGTTTCTGGCTATGCTCTTGTATCAGATGCATCTGGTACGTTAAGTTGGGCTGCTGCTGGAGCAGGTGCTCAAGGTGGTGGATCTGATGAAATTTTCTGGGAAAATGACCAGACAGTTACACAGAACTACACAATTACAAATGGTAAAAACGCAGGAAGTTTTGGTCCTATAGAAATTCAAAGCGGAGTCACCGTTACAGTTGGTTCTGGAGAAACATGGACTGTAGTATAAAAGTGTATATAATAGATTTATGAGCCAACTTAAAGTCAACAGCATA